ATGGGCCGAGACAGCGGCGGCATGAACTGGCGTCTCGATCAAAACGTTGTAGCCCAAGGTTTTGGATTCTGGACAGGTTCTACTGCTGGTTCTATCACCGTTAACGGTTCTAACCAAGGTCTCGCATCAGGTTGGGCGCAAACTTCTACCATCAACATTACTGCAACTGCAACAGGTACATTGAACCCTGGTGACGTTATCAATTTTGCTGGTGTGTACGCAGTTAACCCCCAAAACCGTCAAGCGTATGGTTCTAACAAGTTGCGTAATTTTGTTGTTAAATCAGCAGTTGCGTTGACTAACGGAAACACAAGCGTGACAGTTAGCCCCGCTTTGATCTACGGTGGACAGTTCCAAAACGTAACTGCTTCTCCCACATCAGGCGTTGCAGTAACACCTTACCAAATCGGTGTGTCTTCCAACTCTGTGTACTCTCCCCAAAACATTATCATGCACCGCAATGCTTTCACATTGGCAGTCGCTGATCTTGAGTTGCCCGAGGGTGTTCACTTTGCTGGTCGTGCAAGCGACAAGGAAATTGGATTGTCAATGCGTGTTGTGCGTCAGTACACCATCAACAATGACTCAATCCCAACTCGTCTTGACGTTCTTTATGGATGGGCACCGCTCTATCCTGAACTCGCTTGCAGAGTTGCAGCTTAATTAACCCAAGGAGATTAAATTATGGCAAATCCAGGACCAGCAACCACAGTAAGCAATCACCCACAAAACTTGGCTACAAACCAAGCGTTGCGTTTGATTGCATCTGCACAATCCGTTAACTTGTCACAAGCCGGTGATACCGCTATGACAGTTATTGACGTTAGTAAATTTGTACCAGTTAGCGTAATCATCACCAATGGCTTGAACTCTAGTGGTAACACAACCACTATTGCTACTGCTACTGTTGGCGTTTACACAAACACAGGTGCAACAGGTTCGACCGTATTGACTACCGCTGCTTTAACTAGCAACACAGGTGGCCCTTATGTGACAATCTCTAGCGCAACAAATGCAAACACCGCTATTTCTAGCTTCTCCAATATGTACGTTAATGTTGGAACTACGATTGCAGCGACTTGTGACGTATTTGTTTATGGCTATGACCTCACATTTTTACCTTAATTTGTGAGTAAATAAGGAAAAGGCCATCCTCAAAAGGGGTGGCTTTTTTCGCTTTTAAGATACAATAAATCATTCTTTAAAGGAATAACCATGTCAAAAACTACCATTTGTCGTGGAAATGTTATAGCGCATACAATTTGCCAATTAACATTACCCGCCACAACCTTTTCTACTACAACCACAGAAGTTACGATTGCTTGCCCTGGTGTTAAAGCCACGGACAAGATTCAAGTTCAAGTTGACGCAGCGATGACTGTAGGTGTTGGTATTGGCAATGCTTATACAAACGCAGACAATCAAATTACTGTTCGTTTGATGAACTTGACAGGAACTTCAGTAACACAAGCTGCTGCTACATTGTTGGTTAGCGTTAAATCTTGTGAAGATAATCCTTTGCCTGTTAACGTGGTCTAAAAATGTCAAATACATCAGTATTTAGAATTGCTGGCCCAACTAGCGCTATTAGTGTGACAACTGCGTCTTCAACCGCAGTTACGATCACTCCTAGTGGTAATGACCAGATCAACTATGCTGGATTTTTGAATACAAGTAATAACGTTATTGCCGTGACGATCACGCCTACAAGCGCACCCGCAGCGGTGTTGCCTGTGGCAGGAACGCCTAGCAATAGCTTTGTGCTTGGGGTTGCAATGACATCACCAATGGTGGTGGCAGTTCCTCCCAATTCATTTTCAGTTACAACAATCGGTACAGGTACAAGCACCTTGTATGTGACACCGATGTCCGATCAAACTTGATCTAAGGGGGTGAAATTCCCCCTATTTTTTTGGGTAGCACTATGGCAAATAGTATAAATAACACAGTCACCACTAATATATTGCCTGTTCAGGCTCTATACGACCCAACAACCCTTGCGTTTATTACGTTTATTGGGCCAGCAGGTACACCTTTTACAGGTTCTGGTAGTGGTGTTTCAAGTGTTAACGTATCTGGTGGTACGACTGGGCTTACAACAAGTGGTGGCCCTATTGTTTCGAGTGGAACAATTACCATTGCAGGAACTTTGAACGTTGCCAATGGTGGAACTGGCTCAACAACTGCTAATGGTGCTCTAACTAACCTACTGCCTTCACAAACAGGCAACTCAGGAAAATTTCTGACTACTGATGGTACAAACACATCGTGGTCTACTGCAGGTTCTGGCTTAACAATTAGCACAGATACCACAACTAACGCATCAAGATACCTAACATTTACTGCCACAACAAGTGGAGTAATCACATCTGAGAATGTCAGCACATCGCTTTACTTCAACCCCTCAAGTGGCTCATTGACTGCTACCACTTTTGTAGGTGCGTTGACAGGTAATGCTTCAACTGCAACAAGTGCAACAACATCGACAAACCTTGCGGGTGGAGCTAATGGCTCTTTACCCTACCAAACAGGGTCAGGCACAACGACTTTCTTGGCAGCAGGTAGCAATGGTCAATACCTAACAATTAGTGGTGGTGTGCCAACTTGGGCTAATTTGACTTATGTAAGCTCATTTAGTGGTGGAACTACTGGGCTAACACCAAACACAGCTACTACAGGCGCAGTAACGCTTGCAGGGACGCTTGCAGTAGCAAATGGTGGTACAGGTGTTACCACAAGCTCTGGTGCGAATAGCGTTGTTTTAAGAGATGCTAACGCAAACATTACTGGAAACAACCATTTCTTTGGGTTTACTAATGTAGCTGCTGCAGGAACAACCACTACGTTAACTGCTGCATCAACCCCAAACTTTGTGGTTACTGGCTCTGGTGGTCAAACCTATAAGTTACCAGATGCAACAACTTTGCCTATTGGTGCAACATTTACGTTCAACAATAACCAAACATCAGGTTCTGTTATTGTTCAGAATAACTCTTCAACTACGATTGTTACCATTCCCTCTGGTGGCTATACAACAATCATTTTGTTAAGCAATTCAGTAGCTGCAGGAACATGGGATTACCACTTTGATGCTCCCTCAAATGTATCTTGGTCAACCAATACATTGAGTTATGCTGGTTCAATTACCAATGCAACATGGAATGGTGTAGCAATTGGTGCAATATATGGTGGAACAGGGCAAACTAGCTATACAACTGGTGATACTTTGTATGCTTCTGCCTCTAATACGCTTTCTAAATTAGCAATTGGCTCAACTGGGCAAGTTTTGACTGTTGCAGGTGGTGTTCCTACATGGGCTAACACAACTGCTGCAACCACAATTACTGATGACACTACGACTAACGCAACTCGTTATATTAACTTTACAAGTGCAACAAGTGGTAGTCTGACAAACATTGGAACTAGCTCGACCAAACTCCAATACAACCCAAGCACAGGAGCATTGACATCTACTAGTTTGACTCCTACAAATCCATTGGGTACTTCTTATGGCGGTACTGGACTAACATCATTTACAGCAAATGGTGTGGTGTATGCGTCTAGTACAAGTGCTTTGGCTACTGGGTCTGCGTTGACATTTGATGGAACAAACTTTTCAACAACTGGAATTGCAAACATTGGTAATGGAGCAAGAATTCAAGGTTCTGGAAGTTTAACTGGAACAGGTGTTGGTGCTGAAATATTTGCATCAGGTGGTGTTTCTTACTATACATCATATGATAGAACTGGTTCAGCTTATGCGCCAATTCAATATTATTCTGGTTTATATCAAGCGTGGAACATTGGTGGCGAAAGGATGCGCCTCACAAGCGCAGGCTATCTAGGTATAGGTACAAGTAGTCCTAGTTATTTATTGCAAGTAACAAAATCTAGTAATGGTGATGTAATTTCTTGGAACGCTACATCGGGCAAACAGGGATATTTGTATGCTGATACTAATGCAGTTTCAATAGGAGATACATCATCTGTTAACGGTCAAAATATTCTTTTTAATACAACAAATACTTATGTTGCCACTTATACAAATGGCACAGAAAAGATGCGGGTTGATGGTAGCGGCAACTTAGGATTAGGAGTTACTCCTAGTGCTTGGAACAGTGCATTTAAGGCAATACAAGTTGGTGCTATAGGTTCTTTTTCTTATTCTTCTGGATATACATTTTTATCAAATAATTGGTATCAAGATGCAACAGGAACTGACAGATACATAACATCAAATTGGGTTACAAATTATTATCAATACAACGGTGGACATTATTGGCGTTATGCCGCATCGGGTACAGCAGGTGCGGCTATTGGGTCTTATACAAATGCAATGACACTAGATAATAGTGGTAACTTGTTAGTGGGGGCTACAAGTGGAAGTTCAAAACTGGTTGTTACTACTTCAAGTAATTCTGGCGCTTACTTGACATTTGATGGAAGTGTAGGTAATGGTATTAACCTTAAAACAACTTATTCATCTACTGGCTCTTTATACATAAACTTTATAAATTCAGCAGGTTCTTCAGCTGGTTCAATTACACAATCAGGAACAACAGCAGTTGCTTACAACACATCATCTGACCAACGTCTAAAAACAAACATTGTTGATGCTCCAGCAGGAAATATTGACCAAATTAAAATTCGTTCATTTGATTGGAAATCTGATGGCTCTCATAATACTTATGGTGTTATTGCTCAAGAGCTATTAGAAGTAGCGCCATACGCAGTTTATGTTCCAACAAATCCTGATGAAATGATGGGTGTGGATTATTCCAAACTAGTCCCAATGATGATAAAAGAAATTCAATCACTCAAGGCTGAAGTAGCCACACTTAAAGGAGCTTAA